CAACCAGGTCAGGTTATTATATTCAAACAATAAATAAAAAAATATGCAACAGGAAAAAGAAAACAAATTAGAATTTATAGATTTTGTATTATCAATTGGTGATGATAATTTGCCAATAGATAAATCAGTTCAACTTGATTTTTTACAATATAGATTAGATGAAATTGAAGAATGTATGGAAGATAGATTTGATATTATTGAAAAAAAGATAAATACAATTGCCAAATATCTTGACGGAATAAAATAAATTATTTTGGGTCAGGATTATTTGTTCCATTTGCATAAGGAACTTTCCCATTCACCTGTGTATTTCTTGGTTGGTCTGTTGATGGAGCTTCAACCAAGTTTTTAGTTTCAGTATCATATTTATATTTTGCCCACATATGTTTGCAATTTGCCCCTCCTCTCCATTCAAAAACAGAATAAGAATTTGAACCACCTTTTCCTAAACCAGGATTTTGTGAATTTAATCTAATTATATCTTCATATCTCATCAACGAAGCATTTGTTCTTGCAACAACCATCTTACAAAATCTTCTTGTATTATCACCAATGTAACTTGGGCCATATTCAGTTGAAATGTATCTATATAAATTAATTACAGAAAACTCTTCTGTTGAACCGAATTGTGTTGTGGATGAAGGAACACCCAAGTCATCATCGTTAATGTCCCAGATGTAATCTAAATTATCAATATCAGCTATTGTAAGACCCAAACTATCAATTGATATTCCAAGATTGTTTAAAGATTCAAACCATTCACAAAATTCATCTTCACTTAACATTTCTTGAACAAATGAAAATTTATAATCATCAGATAGTTTTGGATGATTAAGTACTTCTTCTAAATTAAAATTTATATTACACATAATTAATAAGGATTTGAACTATTACCACCACCACAACCTTGGCAAGGACTTATTGTTCCGTAAGGCTCCAACCAGTTTGGTATATTACCTCTTCTATTACCATAAGGAATATAAATCCCTGTAAAGTATGCTTGAGCTGATTTTGGCATGTTATCTAAAGCATTTGGATTATTGTATTGTGGAAACATAGATGGGTGATCCAATAGATATTTAATCATTCTTCTTTTATAGAACTCTGCCATATCTAATACCGCTGAACGAAGATATTTTAATTCACTTAATTCTGCTGGTGTTGAAAACTCACTACCTTCTTTTGCAATACTTTTGTTGGTAACTTTTAAATTGATAAATGGCATCATTAAATAGAATGCATATTGTGCGACCTGTGGTTGAACAAAGTTCCTCATAAATGATTGCTCATCAGCATTCAAGTTATTATTTTGAACACCATCCTTTAATCTATCATAGAAAGTTTCCCCCAATCCTTCTTGTAGAAATGTATCCTGTGCTTGAACTATCCAAGGCGTAATCTTGGTATCATCCACATTTTCTTCAATCGGTGTTTGGTCTCTTAAATAAGTTGTGGATATAAAATATACTACTGGTGTATAACTCATTATTGTTGTTGTTGAACTGGTTTATTGATTACTCTACTATCTGCTTGTTCAATAGGTTCTTGCTCACCACTATCAGTTAATGTCCCTGATGCGTCGGCAGATACATAATTCTTTAATACGATTTTTTCTGTAAATCCTATTGTTTCAAGTAATCCATTAATAGCCTCTTCCATTTGGTTTTGACGAATTGCAATGTAATATACTTGGAACTCCGCCATTAGTTCTTTTCTTTCATCTGATGAACCCAACTTACCTGGTTGGAATGATACCAACTGAACCGGCATTTCGTGAGCTTGTGTGATGTTTTTCTCTACCATATCTTGCAACATAATAAATCTTTCATCTGATTGATTTAATTGAATTGGAATAAGTTCAGGTTTCTGCTCTCCACCATCTGAATAAGTTAAAATTATCTTGCCAGCTCCATCAGCCCCTTTATAGTTTCTTTGAAATTCTCTATGGAACATATTTTGCTCATCCTGTGTTGGTATTCCTGTTGCAAAGTTTAAAATAAATGAAGGAGCAAATCCTTGTCTTACCTGATTAATATGGAACTTACCTATCTGATAGTCCAAGTCAATATAGTTAATCGCTGTAGAGTAGTCAGGAATAGGATATAGATGGGTATGAGCAGGGTTTGGTTCAATAAAATAAAGTAGTTGTCTTCCAAATCTTTGACTTGGGTCAAACTTCTTAATGTATTCAGGTTTGTTCTCTTCTTTTTTTATGTTTGCCCAATCCCTTGAATACCAATAGTAATCTTCATCATCTTCACTATCTTTAAGTCCTATTCTAATTGTGTGTATTGGAATATAAGTTATATCAAAAGATGTCCCTTCTCTATTCCATATCACCTCAAGACAAAATCCATTATAGATATGAAAATCTTTTGAAATATATAAGAACAATCTTTCAAGGTTATTCTTTTTTGCCCATTGTTCTAATCTTGGATCTAATAATTTATTATATCCAAAACCTGCGGACATCTTGGTTTTCTTGTTTATAATCGCCTTATTTAAGGGGCTACCATAGTTATTATATAATTCCAATAACATTAACGGATATTGATTATCAACACCAAATGTGATGAATTTATAGTCCCCCTTCTTTTCAAACTTATAGATCGGAGCTTGATACGCCTCATTGAAAGTAAAAATCTTTACTGGCAATCCTTTTTTGTTTAATTCGTTATCTTCCATAATTAGTTAAATACATATTGTGTTTGACCTGTTGCAACATAAACTGGTCTTGCTGTTGGTGATGTTCCATAGATTGTTGCCAACCCACTTTCAACAACATCGTTTATTGTTAATGCAGATAATGATAATGTATTACCTGTGTTTTGATATACCTTATAATCATATTGTCCTTCAACAAGAGCATATGGAGTTAAATTAATGGGAAAATAGTTATATCTGTTTGCATTCGTGGTAGTATCCCCCGTTAAAAATAACAAGGTCTCATCTTTTAATTCTTTCCCATATAATTGTAATATATAAGTTGTTGCACTATAAGGAAATGTTGTGTTTTCCAAAAGTGTAAATGGGACAAGAGTGCTTTGGTAGTTGCTAATTGTTATCATCATACCTAAATATTTTTTTATTTTTTTTGTTTATATTCATTGCAGAACAGAAAAGAATGCTTATCTTTGTAAGACAAATCACTTAAAACTAAAAACAAAATGAGATACTCACTTTACATTAAATTAAACACATTCGTAGAACAAGACAAAGTTTCTATTGAAGGAATTACATTACCTAAATTGCACGAAGACATCACAATAAGTCAAATCATTCTTGAGCTTGATGGTTGGGAGTTTGGAGAAGAGTTTGCAGAAGAGTTTGATTATGATTATGGTGACCTTAATAAAAAAGATGTATTACGACTATATAATCGCTGGTGTGAGATTTATGATAATGAAATAGAGCAAGAGTTTGTTGATATAATCAACAACGCTGAATTTGGATTTAAACACGGTAGTCAATATTTTACTTTTTTACAAAGTTATTAAATTCTTTGGCAGAACAGAAATAATTATTTATCTTTACAGAAACAATTAAAAACAACAACGATGGAAACATTTAACATTTATGACGAGGTAATAGTATTATTACAAGACAATTTTTATCATGCTATGGTTTATGGTAATATGGCAAATAAAGTTCATATCATCATAAAAGAAAAAACATCATCACCCAAAGGGGATGTTTGGGAAAGAGATATGATGTATGACCGAGAATATTTCATAACTCAAGATAGGATTGTTGTAAAAACTTACGATGCAAAAACAGATAAATTTTTGGCAGAACAATAATAAATCACTATCTTTGTAAAACAAACAACTTAAAACTATATAAACACTATGACTACTCAAGAAACAATTAACAATATCAAAAATTTAGTATCAGGTATGACTCAACAAGAGCAAGCAGATTTTATCTGGTCTATCATCTGTGAGACAACAATCAAAGATTCTACTATGGATCGTATAGATGGTGGATATGAAATTATTTTAGAAATGGATGAAGAAGATGAAGAATAATTTTGGCATAACAATAATAAATCCGTATATTTGTAAAATAAACAACTTAAAACTATAAGAAATGAAAAATATAACAACAATCAAAGATTTGAAATCATTTATTAAAACTGCTGAAGCATTTGAAGGTGAGTTTATATTCAAGGGGTTTGGTATTTGGTGGAATGAATATAATGTAAAAGGTATTCAATCTACAGAAGACGGATATTTTAGATGTGATCCAGGAACCGACAAACAATATATTGAGTTTCGTAAATTAGAAGATAAAATGTTTGGTGGTTATGAATGGGTTTTATCATAAAAAAAATTAGGCAGAACAGAAAAGAATTAGTATCTTTGTAAGACAAACAACTTAAAACTATATAAACGATGAAAGAAAGAAAAGAATCTAAAGCCCTTAAAAATCTTCAAAAAGCAATTGCCGCTTACTATGACGAACACGATGGAAATTGTGTAATCAATTGTTCAGTATTCGCTTTTGATGAAGACACACAAGTTGTAGATGATAGATTGTGGATTGTTGGATATGCTCCTTGTGTTAAAATAGATCACGAGGAAATTGGAAAAATGATTGAGGCTGGTGATTTTGCAGAATCTTGGTATTAAATCTTTGGCAGAACAATAATAAATCACTATCTTTGTAAAACAAACCACTTAAAACTATAAAAGAAATGAAACAACGATTAAAATTAACAGAACAAGTTAAATTAAAGTTTGGTAACTTATCAGAGGAATACAGATATTGTTTATTTGTTGATGATAAAACATTAAAATCTTTTTGTAAAATCTTTAAAACTATAAACAAATGACCGAACTAATGATGAAAAACTCCCTTATTCGTGGGACAATGCATATGTTAAACAACGATTCAAGAATGGAAAACAGAGGAATTTGTTATCAATTCTTAATGGATGTAACGAACGCAACAACGGAAGATGATATAATACCATTACTTCGTGGTAAAAGTTTATCAGAGTTGGATAATATCAATTTATCGGTAGCATCTTTATTGAAAGCAACCTTCACAAGAAACTATGAATCATCTTTAACCGTAGAGGGATATAAAGAATACGGAACATATAAGGGTGATTAAATAACAAAACCCCCAACTTAATCAAGAAGGGGGTTTATATAGAAAGAAGACCCACAATTGGTCTTTAGAAAAGTTGGATTACAATACTGTAATTGTTGTTCCAACCAAAGTTCCACTCATTAAAAAGACACCGTTTGCCGATTTCCAGCTAATAGATTGGGATAATCCATTCTGATCTCCGAGTAATGTTCCAAGATTCGCCTCACCAGCAGATGCTCTACCACTTGATTCAAGACCACAATAGTAGTAATCTCCCGCATTTGATTTAATAACTGCGAAAAGTGGAGCCCTTCCGAGTTCAACCATTCTATTCCTAACCTCACAGTCAAGACCAATTAATTTTATTGATAATGTAGATTCGTAGAACACAGTTCCATTCTCTCTGGAATAATTTCCAGCCTGAATTAATCCTGCGTGTTCAATATCTTGTTCAAAACTATAAACTGTAAGACCTGTTGTTGTTATACCTGTGATAATACCACAAGAATCTTGTGTTACCGTAACATCATCAACATATTCTCCAATCCATACTTTCTCTACTCCACCTATTGATGAACAACCTAAAACGTATCCATCCGTTAAATTACAAGTAAAAGCCATAATATGTAAATTTTATTTTTTGTTTATTTTTATAAAGGGGACTTTCACCCCTTAAGTTTTTTTAGTTTGTTATATTATAACTTGAAATATACAACGTAATCCCAGAATGCTGCATTTACACCTTGCTTCCATTTTGAAGCCATTCTAACTTCTTGGTTATCAAGTGAATACCACAATTCAAAGTTTTCATAGTCATTTAACAAGTCAGTTCCAAAATAAAGATTGGATTTAGAAGAGATGAAGAACTTGTTTGTTCCGTTAAGACCTTTGACGCTTATCAATCTTACATTTGTTCCTGGAACCATTTGGGAGAAATTCTCGCCTTGGTCTTCAGCTCCTGTGTATGCGAACAAGTTAGCGTTTCTTAAGGCTGTAGCATAAGTTCTATAGAAGTCATAACCACAATATAAGTATAAGTCATCCATATCAATTATGTTAGCTGGAATTACATTCACAGCGTTATCAACAGCAGCTACGATATTACCTGCAGTAATAGCTGTAATTGATCCAGTGTTTCCAACAACCGTAGAAGCTGAATAAGTGCTGTTAGCCAATTTGATGAAACCATTACAAAGGTTTAAGTTTCCTGAACCAGATACGGTATCACCTTGCCAAATTAAGTTATCAATCAATGAACTGATTTGTGAAACTTTCTCTTCAGCATAGATTTGTTCAAATGGAATCTCTGTGTTATATGAACCTGGATTCATTAACGCTTGTGTGTAGTATTGTTCCAAAGTGTCCAAACAGATACTTTCATTAACCTTTAACGGACATACATTTAATGTTTGTTGTGTAAGGATGGTTGTTCCTGTGTTAGTAAATCCACAACCTCCTGCTTGAGCAATCAAGTTGGAAGATAATAGATTTATAGATGCTGCTGATTTTACATCGGGTTGAACAGTTAAGTATCTAACTGAACGTCCTGATAAAATCATTTTCTTGATTAATGCCATACGTTCTTGATCTACATATGCCGTTAAGCCTGCTACGTTTAAACTCATTTTTAATTAGTTTTATTTAGTTTATTTTTATTTTTGTCCGAAAAACTTTAATCTATCTTGTTTCTCTGCTGTTTTTGAAAAGTGCGAACTCTTCTTTGTTATTGTTTCTGCTGATGGTTCAGCTGAAAACTTATTGAACTTTTCAGTCAATTCGTCTTTTTCTTCTTTAAGTTTTGAAATTGTTTCTTTTAACTCACCAACTAATGTTGTTAAAGTTGAAACTGCTTCAAACATTTCTTTCATTTCTGATTCTCTTCTTGTTTCTTCAGTTTCAAGTTCATTAATAAGTCCTTCAGCATCCACATAGATAATTAAACCATCTATTGTTTCGTGTCTTCCTTCAGGGGCGTTAATAAAAGCGTCTCCACTCTTAACCTCAACCTTATCACCAATTGCTAATGAATCACCAGCAACCATAACTTTAACTTCAGTT